CTGCGTTAAATAGACACATAATATTTACTTTATCACCTTTCTTTAAATCAACTTCATCAACCCACATCTCTTGCATTTTTATGTAAAGTTTTTGCATCTTACATCTCCTTTGTTTTTTGTAACATTAACATTTAATTCAAATTCCTGTAACAAAGCGTTTGCCGTCAACGGCACGGCACACTGCTCGACCGTTATATGTTTTTCTTATAAAATTCATTAGCCGGTAGCGGTCAGGCGTACAGACCCAACCGCAACCTAAGAAATTAGTAACAATTTTGACAATCTCTTTATCAAAATTCCCTATAGCGACAGCTATCGCTATTTGTACTCCCCTGCTGCTTATTTTATTTTGCAAAGGCAGGATTTGGTTAAAGGTTTTCGCTCGCTTCGACATTATGTTACCCCGTAATACTCGCTTTTTGATACTCAATACGTCTGAGTGCGTGCATACTTTGGTAACTGTTTATTGCTGTTTCAAAAGATTTAATTTTTGCATATTGAATTTTAATAAGTTCCGCTGCTAAGTTCATCTGGAATTTTAATTCCGAGACAACCTTATCACCTGCTGCAAGTTTAGGAATTATCGTAATAGGATTACCATTTGTTTTCAATTCTAATATTTTATGAGACAAAGCAATTTCATAATCACGCTCTGCATTAGCTTTGTTGTTTACAAGTTCGGGTATTTCTTCAATAGCAGCCTGTAGTTTTATATTCGATTGAATCATCCCTTGTTCTATTTCCATTGGTGTATTTTTCATTATATCCCCTTAATCAAAAGGAACAGGATCATTTGTTCCATCATCGTGTACAACACTGTTTGTTTGTTCATTAACAGTATCTTTGTCTTTTTGGGTTGGGATATACGTATCCAAAATGATATACGGCTTGTCGGTTTTCTTTGACCTGAGAATACTCAATTTGACAGTACCGTCTTTAATATGCTCTTTGTTTTCTCTTAAAAATTCGCCGAACTCTTTTGGTTTAATTGATACACTACCTAAAACAAAGTCAGGTGCTTTATCGTGTTTTTCATTGAAGAAAATACCTTTTGTGAATATCGTTTCTTTTTCGCTCATTTTATTTCTCCTATTTTATCTTGTATTTCATTCATTAATTTCTTACCTGTTTCAATGCCTACTTTTATATGTTCGATTACACTCTCATTTCGTTCAACTCGTTTTATGAATAATTGTTGTTCAAAATTAGGATTGTAAACTACATAATCACACCATTTTCTATCACACACGTACATTTGCATCTGCATTTGTGCAAGATATTTTGTATCTATTTTCTCATCCAAAAGAAGATTAAAATAAGCCTTGTCTTGTGGACATTTAATCTCAATCATCCCATCAGAATCAACAAATCTGTCAGGAGAACATCCCACATACTCGTCAAGTTCTACAAATCCTACTATCTCTGTTTTGTTCCCTGTTTCAAATTCATAAACCATAGCAGCAACTTCTTCTTGTTCGTTTCCGTGTTCCATCGCAGGGTTAGTATAAACAACATTCTCAGCGGTTGAATAATAATTTGTCATAAGTTCACGGATGTAAGTAATAAGACCTTTACCATTGGCTTTTATTGATTGTGCGTGGCTTGCGGTCATTCTCTTCTCTCGGAGTTTATGCCACTCAGGTGTTCCTTGTTCTATATCAATTATTTTCATTATTCAACTCACTTTCTCTAATTAACTTGTTTTTGTGGTTAGTTACAAGTCGATTAAATCCTTTTGCATTTGATTTGTGTCTTTCACCATTATCTTTCCAGTATTTGCTTAAACTTTCCACTGTTGTAATATTTTCTATCTCTTCACGAACACTTAAAGCTATGCTTAAATCATTATCAATATTATTATTTTGATTGTCATTATCATTGATGTTTTGGTAAATATCGTTAAAGTGTTGTTTGCAAGCCTTTTTTATAACAGTTTTTAAGCACATTTCAGAATACCAATTATTCCAAATATACTGTGTTTTTGCTACTTTTTGATGTTTATCCAAATCTGCCTTTGTCAGAGTAGTTAAGAAATCTCCCCGCTTGTTTTTAATCACACAATAACCACCAATAATTTTCTCATCTGTTCTACTGAAAGGATCGATTATATCGTGAGTATATGTAACCTTTCCGGAATTTTTCTCGAACCTGAAAGTGTCCGAAGAATAAACCAAAGCCACATCAATAATAGTCTCAGGATAGGCAATAAGCATTTTATTTTTATATGCTTGATAATCGTAAGAAATACCGGTGCTTTGCAAAGTAATATGAACACCATCAAAAACCAATCCATCAGAAGCAACACTCTTAAAATATTCAGCCAAAATATCATTGGTTTTAAACTTCATCCATTTGTTTTTTAGCTGTCCTTTGTTGTCGCCTTTCAAATTTTTCTCAATCTCTAAATCTATACAATATCGTGCGTAATTTTCAACTTGTGTTTCGTTATATCCAAATAATAATTTTATCAGTTCTTCGCTCGGTTTCATCAGTTCCCCTTTCTCTCTTCATAAATAATCTCAGCTTTAGTAGCAATACGCCCGTCAATTTCGGATTGCACACACTCAGTACACACATTGTCCTCGTCAAGATCGTCAACGTGATATTGTCGTGTTCCGCAGTCTTCACAAACAAAATCATTGTCTTTAAATATCCGCTTAATCTCAGCGAAATAATCTTCCCAAACAATACTTGTAATATCAATTGACTTATCGGAATAATCCCAACTGAGACTTATTTCTGTGTTTGTTGTGTTAAACAAACTACTAACAATATGGTTAAGTTCAACTGTTATTCCCTTATGTCTAACACTTGGATATTTGCCTGTAAAATTAAAAATAACTCCGCCCAACTCGTCAACACTATTGTTTTCACCCATAAGGTCAGACATATTAGCCTGTACCCAACTCATTAAGTTTAGCATCTCTTCGTGTGGTTTCATATTTTCCCTCCCAGTTCAATTTTAGCACAATATTTGTTTTTAAGACCTTCTGAATTTATAAAAAATTCTGCAACTTGGAGTCTGTTTCTAAGATTAAAGTTTTCATCCCACAATCTGGCGAAGTATTGTTCATTTTGTTTTACTGTTTGCTCCAACTTTTCGCATTTTGTCAATTCGTCTTTCATCATTTGTTCTTGGCTCATAATTTCCCCCTTGTTTTTAATTACAAAACCGAAACTGCCGGAACGTGTTTTATTGTCAATCAAAAAAATTTATTTCTTCTCTTGAATAAATTTATTGACGATTTTTTAATAGATTATTTTATAGGCACAGAAATCAAAAAGGAGGCTCAAAATATGGCACATTTACTTTTGTATATAAAATTGAAATCTAAACTTAAAAAGGAAAAAATCCTTGTTAAAGATTGGCTTAAAGAGAATTTTCCTAATCAAAATCAAGGTAGTATTATGCAAATGTTTTACAAAAAATATCCGATACACGAGCACATCAAGACAACTATTGAAAAGTTTTTGGAGGAATAATGACAAACGAACAACTACAAACAGAAAACAAAGAACTGCGGGAACATCTGAGACTTATGCGTAATTATCTTGGTGTAAATGGGTTGTTAGAAGATTTTGAGAGTGGGTTAATAGCAATAAAAACTAATCCCGATTCAGATAATTAATGCCGCCTAACGGCTGGACGCTCTGCTTTAGCAGAGGTCGGCTGTTATACAAACGGAGGGAAATTATGAAAAAAACAAAAATTTTAGTAGCAGTTGCAATATCAGTATTCTTTGCAACAATATTTGCTGTGACGTGGTGGGTGTGAACTATGGAAGCAAAATTAATAAATGACCACTTCCAGAACTTTAAGAAATATGGATTACATAAAGCCCAATTAGTGATTGCCGACATTCCTTATAATGTTGGTAAAAATGCTTATGGTTCAAACCCAAGTTGGTATAAGGGAGGAGATAACAAAAATGGTGAAAGTGAATTAGCAAACTCTGATTTTTTTGATACTGATAAAGATTTCAGACCATCAGAATTTATGCATTTTTGCAGCAAAATGATGAAAAAAGAGCCAAAACAAAAAGGACAAGCACCCTGTATGATTGTTTTCTGTGCTTTTGACCAACAAATGAGATTAATAGAACTTGCAAAAAGATACGGAATTAATAATTATATAAACCTTGTTTTCCGGAAAAACTTTTCAGCACAAGTTTTGAAAGCCAATATGCGAGTTGTAGGGAACTGTGAATATGCTGTTTTATTATATAGAGATAAACTTCCTAAATTTAACAATAAAGGAAAAATGATTTTTAATTGTTTGGACTGGGAAAAAGACAGTGACACTCCCAAGATACACCCAACCCAAAAACCTGTTAAATTATTGCAAAAACTTATTGGAATATTTACAGATGAGGGTGATGTTGTGATAGATCCTGTTGCAGGGAGCGGTTCAACATTGCTTGCTGCTATAAAATCAAATAGAAAGGCTTATGGGTTTGAAATCAAAAAAGACTTTTACACACAAGCTAATGAATTAATTAAAACAGCATTAGATGTTAAAAAATATGGGTATCCAAAATCAGATTTAGAAAATGACCCGGAAAGTTTTTTTGAAAGGTTAAACCAATGAAACCAAAAACAGAACACAAAATAACCATATTCTTAAAACTATGTATAATAACGATACTCTCATTATTCGGGACGCTGTTGTTTTTGCAAATGAACGAGCCAAAACCGACATCTGAGCCACCGAAAACAAAAAGTGATATTGTGAGACCTTTTGTCAAAATTCACGGCGGAGATGCAAATTGTTATGGTCTTATAAATGGATATTGGGTTTATTGTGATTCGTTGCGAGTTTTCAGGGTTGAGGATTATAGAAAATGAATATACTAAACTTATACGCAGGGATAGGTGGTAATCGCAAATTGTGGAGATATGGACACGACATTACAGCGGTTGAATTAAATCCGGAGATTGCAGCAGAATATAAAAAACGGTTTCCAAACGATACAGTTATTATCGGAGATGCTCACGAATATTTGCTTAAAAATTATATGCACTTTGATTTTATTTGGAGTTCTCCACCGTGTCCAAGTCATTCAGACATTAGACGCTGTGGAGTGCATAAAGGGCAATATGATGCAGTATATCCGGAAATGGGATTGTATCAGGAAATAATATTGTTACAGAATTTTTTTAAAGGAAAGTTTGTTATTGAAAATGTAAAACCTTATTACGAATCTTTGATTAAACCAGATTATATAGCAGACCGACATTATTTTTGGCTAAATTTCTTTGTGAAAG